GAGATTTCTCAAGTTTTCAGTCGCAGTTGATGATGGCTATGGAGAAAATAAAGGCACGATCTTCTTTGACGTTGACTATCACCGAACAGGAATTGCCCAGTACGTTACGAAAGGGAAACAAGTAGGCGTGTCAGGTGAGCTAAAGACCCGTGAGTATAATGGCAAAACATATCTGAGCATTCGCGCTAATGACGTTAAGCTGATCGGTGGTCAACAGCGCCAGCAGGTAATGCACACTGAGCATGAGCCGCAGCGTATGGCAGAGGGTCAGACGCTAAATGAACAACCAATGGACGATGAGATACCATTCTGATGACTAAGTTGCAGATGGAACTGAGGAATGGGTACTTGGTACCTGTTTCTCAATATGATGCAGAACGTATGGAAGACCTGCCAGACGGGACACTGTTTAACCTGTCACAAACAGGCAAGCGATCTAACCCACATCACAACCTATATTGGTCTACGCTGCGCAGGGTGGCTAGGGATACAGGCAAATGGCCTACAGAGCATCACCTACACGATGAACTAAAGATTGCCTGTGGATATGTGCGGATCAAGTTATCTGCGCTCAACGGTGAACTGGTGAACATACCTGACAGCATTAGTTTTGATAAAATGAACCAATCAGAGTTTTTTAAATACTTTGAGATGGCGATGACCAAGTTGGCAGAAGGGATCGGATATGACCCACTACAAACTTCCTGATGGAAACGTACTCATTAGTTTTTCTGGCGGCAGAACCTCTGGGTATATGTTGCACCAAATACTAGAAGCCAATGGCGGGTTACCAGATCGCGCAAAAGTTACGTTTGCAAACACTGGTAGAGAAATGCCACAAACATTAGATTTTGTGCAAGAATGTTCAGACAGATGGAATGTGCCGATCACTTGGCTGGAATACACAAAAACAACAGGCAGGGTAGGATTTAACATTGTGACACGGGAAACAGCCGCAGAAAACGGCGAACCATTTAAAGAAGCCTTGCAGCAACCAAAGATTTTGCCAAACGTCCACAGACGATTTTGCACACAAGAATTGAAAGTTAAGACAATCAAACGATACCTTGTCAGCATCGGATGGAAACAATGGACGCAATGCATCGGCATCAGAGCAGACGAAAAACGCAGAGTAAAGACATCTACAGAAAAGCGCTGGAATAACTGGTATCCACTGAACGATGCTGGAGCAACCAAACAGACAGTGATGGCGTTCTGGAAGCAGCAGTTGTTTGATCTGAAGCTATGGGGCGCAAACGGAAGCACACCAAAGGGGAATTGTGACGGCTGCTTCCTGAAGTCAGAGGCAACTTTAGCAATGATGTGGCGTGAGCATCCAGACAGAATGCAATGGTGGGCAGACATAGAAGATTGGAAGTCGCAGCAGATTGGAAAACAAGCACACTTTCACGCAACCCGAACATTTAAAGATTTGGGTGAGTTTGTCAGCCGCCAAGGTGATTGGATATTTGATGATGAAGCGTATCTTTGCCAAGCAGACGATGGAGAATGTACTGGATGACTAAATATGAAGTCACTGAAGAACATGAACGGCGCGAGGAAGAATTAGCAGACTTTGTTTCTCAACATTGGAATTGCGTATGCAAATTGCAGCGCAAGTTTAGTATTTATGATGCTGTCGCCAGAGCAAAGCAGAACCAAAAACCGCGCGTGTTTATAGAAATGAGGATTGTAAATTACCGATACGACAACCTCAAAGAAATAATGATACCGATGTCAAAGCTTATCTTAGGGCAGCAACAAACACAAATGACAGGCGTTCCATCGCTTTTTATGGTACACTGGTATGATTGCAAAACAATCGGCTATGTTGATGTAAATAACATTGAATGCCTGCCAGATTATCGTGTGACATTCATGGGCATGAACAGAACAAACAACAAAAAAGAAATTGAGGTTTGCCGCTTTGTGCCAAGGGAAGTGTTTACAATATTAAGGCGTGGAAATGAACCTGACAGGACGGAAACCGTACCAGAAACAACCGAAAGCAAAGAAGAATGAAAAGTATCTTCAACAAGTTCGGGAAAACCCTTGCTGTGTTTGTCGCAAGTTTGGGGAAGTCCAACAATCACCAACAACAGCCCATCACCCTATACATGATCGCCATGGAACTAGAAAACGATCTGATGAAACTGCGATCCCGCTTTGCGAAGGGCATCACCAAGGTCTTTGGGACGATACGAAAATAGCGATCCACAAAGAGCCTAAACTATGGCGTGAAAAGTACGGCCCTGATTGGTCTTATGCGCCCTATGCGCCCTCGTCAGTCCAAGACACTGATATGTAAAGCACTGGCCCACGGTCAGGATGACAGAATGTCTTTTTGACCTTCATGCTAATAACCTGCTTGTCATCAGCAAAGATAGTGCCTGAGAGGCCATCTAAGGCGATCTTAGCGATGTTGTCTACGTCTGGCTTAGTTATAGGGCTTATCGCACCATATTCTGCCTCTAGGCGCTTTATCTTAGACCATGACTTTGGGATGTCCATAAAAGCAATAACCTCAACCGCTACTGGCCTCAGTGTCTGGTCAATATCATGCTTTGCCATCTCTGCCCATGCAGCCGCATGAATGCGCCGTTCATACTCTTTGGTTTTCTGCGGAGTGTAAGTGTGGCCTACTTTGGTAAACCGTGGCCTGCCCTTGCCAATTGGTTGACCTGATACTTCCAGTTCTATTTCGTACATGCCCGATCCTTTGTGTAAGAACTGCTGTCAGTTATTACCTTTACAGAGGTAATTGTAAAAAAAAATCTATTTCCTCCTTTATTACCCCCTTGACATGTATCACGCATTATACTATATTATACATGTAAACAACAACAAGTGAGGTGTCCCTATGGACAATCTATCTAAACTAACTACCGAAACTCTTTACGCTTACATGCGCAACGCGCTTATTACCAGTTGCCAAGCAATTGGTCACACTAAATCGCACATGAACGGCGTGTTCGCTAATCAGTACCGTGATGAACTAAATAAGCGTGGCGAAAACTTGCCAACGTTTGATCTGTACCAACTGTTTCCTAGCGACAGTGATGATGATTGGCGTTCAGCGCAACGTGAACTGGGTGTCTACAACGGCACGGGTTCATTCTAATCAACAGGGGGCTACGGCCCCCACCAACACGGAGCAAACCAATGGGATTTTTTACACTAGGACGCACACCGCACCACGCATTCACAAAAATAACCATCAAGGGCGTAGAGATTGAGATTGTCATTGAGGGATCGTTAGACCACGATGAACACTACTTTGAACTGGACACGGTTTATCTACAAGAGCCACGCGCCAAGACTAAAGATTTTGAACTGCCAGAACGCATCTACAACAAGCTGACTAGCGGTGCATATGATGAGCAATTCCATGACGTAGCTTGGGGGTCAGCATAATGGACTACGGAAAGTGGACATGGGAAGATACAGTTATTGGGATTATCTTTGCAGTGGTAATCCTGACTTGGACAGCAGGCACAATTAAAGGATGGTGGTGATGAAACTAAGCCCAGCCGATGAGCAGATACTAAAATACTTGCGCAAGCAGGTAGATCGGTTGCAAGATGAACGATACCGCACAGATGCACGACCAAGCATCAACAATGAAATATTCGCAGCACAACAAGAACTGCGGCGGTTTACATCTGAATTGAGAAAAAAAGGATACAACATATGATGGTGAACTATTACGATACTTTGACGCGAGCATTGAAACGCACCCCAACAGAAGCAGAAATTGGTGCGATGATGAAACTTAAACGTGAACAAGAGGGATGGAAGAACTCTACGCAGCAAACACCGCCAGAGAGGCCACAGAAACGCTCTAGAGAGCCTAAACAGCCTACAGGGGTGAACACTAACGACAGACAGTATAGATGGCCTAAGAGAGCCACTCAGATAGCCCAGCGCATTAACCGCATGATGTTGCGACAGATTACGATAGAAAACATTGCATTCATTGAGGATGTTTCGCAGTCACGCATCATGCAAGAAATCAGGCATTGGGATTTGCCAAAAGTAGAAACTGATGAATGATCGTGTGGGCGGCTGCTAGGTGTCGGGATAAGCCAGGGGATTACCAACAAAAACTGGGTAAAAAACCGCCCACCGAAACAAGATAACAAAACAGAAAGTGAGTGCAAGATGGAAGTTAAAAAAATTGACAACAAAGAAACAGACGTTTGGTTGTTAGAAAAACACTATGCTAAAAGAAAATGTCAACGCATGTTCAGCTTTGGGCTATTTATAGAAGGGAAACTTGAAGGCGTTGTAACCTATGGTATGCCGCCATCTCCACAAGTCGGCAGGGGTTTTTTAGGTGAAGAACATCGGACAAAGGTTATTGAGTTAAACCGATTATGTATTAATGAACGCGCACCTAAAAACGCTGCTTCGTTTCTTGTGGGGCGCAGTCTGCGCAAATTAAAAGATTGGGCTGTTGTCAGTTATGCCGATGGTGCGATGGGACACGTTGGTTACATATATCAAGCTACTAACTTTTTATACTGTGGCGCGGCAAAATCGCACGACAAAGAATATTGGATAGATAATCAATGGGTTCATGCAAAAGTGTTGACTAATCGCGGAATTAGCGCACCATCAGTGTATGCAAAAGAAAACGATATACCTGTAAAGCATCCAGAGCCAAAACATCGGTATATTTATTTTGGTAACAAAAAATTACGCAAACATTTAAAATACACTGCGCAACCATATCCAAAAGGCGAAACTAAAAGATATGAATGCAATGACATAATTAATGAACATCAAATTGAAATGGGTTTTTAAGAATGACATTCTTTACGTTGCTATACATAGAATATTCACTGCGTGGGATTGACATAGAAACATATTTGATTTTGCCAGACTATGAAGCTTGTCAGATAGCAATCCGCGACAATGAAGATATGTATAAGTATTTCTATGCGGATAGCGATGTTAATATGTGGTGTATACGCACCAACACTCTATCCAGATCAATAAAACCTAAACTTAGGCCAACCAACGATAAATCTTCTTAGTCTTATCCATGCGGTCTTCTAGGCCATGATAGCCACCATTAACACGCTTGGTAATACTCTTGATAATACTATCAGTGACACCCTTATCAGCCATGTTGAACAAGCCGTTTTTCTCAAAGAAGAATATCGCACTGTCCATCGCTAGTTCATCTGCAATTGGCGATGGATCATCTACCAAGCTGTCACGCCCTATATGCTCTGCAAAGGCCCGTACATTGTCTTTACCCGTCAATTGAATGAAACCCTTACCTGCATACTTCCACCCATCTCCTGACGCTTCTGAGCCGTTCCCCATGCGCCCTGAATAGACTTTGTTTGCCAGCTTCTCTGGGTTACGCGCATATGGTTCAGCATCTGCCTCTGACTTAAATCGTGAGGGCCATACCCGACACATCGTTTCTGCGCGGTAATTCAGGTTTTCCTCAGAAATCATAAAGTTGCCGCTTTCGTGCGCTGCCTGACCAAGCAAGTGTGCGCCACGGTTTGCATTCAATCCGTAATGCTCTGCGATAGCACGGGCAGTGTTAGGCCCAAACGCTCCATCTGGTGTTACGCCACAAGTCTTTTGCAGCATCTTTAGTGCATCACCTCTAGCCATTACTTTTTACCCCCGAAAAACTTAGTTGCTGACCGCACACCAAACGATGCAGCCACGATTACGCCCAAGGTATAACTGTACCAACTCGGCATCCGCTCCAATGCAGCAAATCCATTCGTTACTGCTTGATCAGCCCACTCAAAAGGTAAGAACGCTAGAATAAGTGGGATACTGAATAAGATAGTTAGCCATTCGTCTTTCCAGCTATTCTGTGACCCTTGGGCCATCAGCTTTTCCCATTCAGCTTCTGATGTGGCTGCGGATTTCATAATGGTAGCTTTGGCCTCTGCCTCTACCAGTTTCAGATTAGCCGCTGCCGCTTGTGCATCAGCTTTGCCCTTTAGCCATCCACCAGCTAACTCAGTCAATGGGCCTATCAGTGCTTGCATCATACCATCACACTCCCATACAGCGTCATCTCAACGCCTAGAATAATCTCTAGCAGTTTCACAACAACGTGCGTTAATAACTGCTCACCTGACATCTACATTTTCTTTCCGCGACACATTAGCTTCCATTGCGTTGAAGCCAAAGTATGCCGCGACAACACCGCTTGCACCAATCACATAAACGCTTGCTATGTCAGTAATTAGCTCTGCGGCCCGATCTAAGCCAACCCAGACTGCCAAAACAATCACCAGAGGGTAAACAAGCATTCCAGCCGTGCAGGCTACTGTAAGCCGCCTCTGCGTGTCTCTCTTAGCGTCTTGATCTTCCATACGCCTGCGACGATCTTCCAACATAATCTCGCGCTCATCAGGATCAATCTTTCCGTTTCCGTTTAGATCGTAGTTTTCCTTGTTCATTGAAATACCTTTCGGCTATCCGCTTATGCGTGGTGATGATAACCACTTTATTATCATCCGTCAAAACAACCCACTGACCCAGTTTATTTTCCACTAACTTCAAGGCAAACCACAGTCTGGCTGTTGTGAACAACCAAACCCTCTCTCGCCTTTCTGCGCTCTTGTTCGCATTCCTCGTATGTCGCGTGTGTTGGGCCGATCTGATAATATTTTAACTCAGCAGATGGAATATATTGTATAAAGACAAGAACGTAAATCATCACCAACGCCCCCTTGCTTTACCAACAATATAAATAGCTGCCGCTAAGATCACCCCGCCAACAGCAAATGCGGTCAGACCCACAGCCCAATTTATGCAATTATCTATGAACTCTTGTTTTTTGTATGCAGCCTCTTTGCGAATACGCCGCTGCTCCGCTTCTATTCTAAGAACCTCATCCCATGCGGATGGCCCATATACGAAAGAAATATGATCCTTAATTTCTTTTCGCATCATCTCCATTTTACGCTTCTGATTCCAAATCAAGATAGCGGTTTCTTCATCAGAACCCTTAAACGTCTTTTCCCACCAAGGCGGGTTTTTCTGACGCTCCTCTAATCTATTAAAATCGGAAAAGGCTTGGCCCCACGTTGCAATCGTGTTGCCCATTTCTTGGATATCCTTCCCCGTGGAAATAGCTGCCTTAAGCGTTTTGTACGCGCCTGACGCCAATGCTACGCAGCTAACGGGATCCATAGCATCACTTCTGCTCTATATATTCGCGCAGATATTTGAGGTTTTCGTCAATACGACCAAGCATAACAGCGTGGTCATTAATACGATTTTCTAAGACTTCTACATCTTTTGTATTGCGCATAATGTTATTGGTGTTCATCTCAATCGTGTTCTGCGCATCAGCAATAAGCCAACCCAAAATAAATGTTTGCGCCACAATGCCAACTAAAAAAGAAATAGGAATAGTCTTGGACAAATGCCAATTCTCGTTCGCCATGTGTTGATCCTCAATAACCATTTGCAATTAACTTGCTAAATTCGCCACTCATCAACTTCTTTTTAACATATTCTGCAAACTCTTGCGACCCGATTTTGGCTCCGCATTCCCGCGACCACATTTCAGCAACTACAAAAGGTATTGAACCAGCCAAACGCATATCAGACTTACGGTTGTGACCGTCAATATTACGCTCTTTGTTAAAGTCCAGAATGCTTTGAATATCTTGGCTACGCTTTACAACAACCTTGTCATCTTCTGTGTGCCATTCAGTGTTTAGAATAGTGTCAGACATTCTTCTTTGGCCTTCCGCGTTTCTTAGGTGCTTTCCCGCCTTCCCACGCTTCGTTTACATCTGGCGTAGAAGGGTCATCAGCTTTTAGCTTTCCTTTGGCATCACGCGCTCGTTTTGGTGCTGCCTTTTTAATTTCTTCACCAAACCCGTTAGTAACGAGAATATCAGCTTCCTCTGCTGTGACCTCGTAAGTTTGGCCCTTTTCAGCTTTCTTGCCGCCTACCCAAGTTCTGTCTGTTGTAATCTTGATTTTTTTCATACTGCCACCTCTAGGAGAAAGGGGGCCGTAGCCCCCAATCTATTATGATGTTGTACAGTCTGCTACGAAACCATGTGCTTTCTGTGAAGTGACCTGTAGGCCATATTCCGCAGAAATCAAACGGCGCTCTGACAAACCAGTTTTTGCAAGAGGCTCTTGCTTCGCTGTTTGCAAGAATGCAACCGCTGCATAGTTTGGATCAAGCACGAATACATCACGCGCTCTGACATGCCTCGCTGGAACAATTTGAAGCTCACCGAAATCGCTGATATAAACGTCAATCGCAGCATTTAGCTTACTGTCTTCTGCTTCTTTGTAACGTGTCGCGTTACCTGTGAAACCAGAAATAGTTTGCTTGTTGAACGATCCACATAGAACAACTGATGGCTCTGCACCCTCATCCCAGCATGACGCGATAACGTCTTTTAGGATGTCTTCTGTGATTGCACGTTGTGTACCATCTGTAGCTGCTGCATCTGGATAACCAGCTTCACCAGAACCTGATGTTGTACCCGCAGAACCGCCAGTGCCGAATGAAGTGTTTGTTGTCAAAAATGCACCTAGACCCGCAGTTTGACGCGCTGTGCCTGATGCACCCGCTGACGCTGCTACGTTGTCCAACAACATTTTTTCCATGTCGCGCTTCATTTCAGACAGTTTGTAAGCAACTTGCTTCGCAACTGTTTGAGCATCTGCAACACCGTTTACCGCTTGGTTTGTTGATGATACTTCAACAACTTTTGCAGAAATCTGTGTGTAGTTACCCTTACGAACCGCGTTTGTTGGTGCAGTGTTAGCAATGCCAACGTCACCCTCAATCTGACGGTTTGCGCCAGCCGCTGCAAGGTCTACTTCACTCCACTCAAAGTAAGTGTTGTCCACGTTGCGTGTGCCGATTGTTGACATGAAAATAGTTTCAGTCGGTGAGATAGACGCAAGCGCTGGGGCTAGGTCTTCCCGAATTGTAGAGACATCATATGTCTCGTTTGTGTTTGCTGTAACAGCCATTGTCTTATTCCTTTAGACAAAAGTTTAAGAGAGTAGCCAGTTCGTCACTGCATCGTGAGTACCTGACCGATCCATTTGTGCCTTTGCTTTCTTAGCCTTTGATGCCTTTCCAGCCGTTGCCGCTCTCTTAGCTGCTGGCTTGACTACTGGACGCGCACCCTCTGCCTTTTTCTGGGCATTGGATTTGTTCGCCTGTAGCTCCCGCCATTTTAGCGCATCATTCAGGATCATAACTTCCTCTGCTGTACGCACTGTGCTGATTTGCTCATCTGTCAAATCGTAGTGCTTTTTAGCTTTAGAAGACATCTCCTGTACGAAAACTGTGCGCTTCTCAGGGTCAGCAAATTCAGGCATCCATTCAGACAAGCGCTGGGCTTGCTGCTCTAAATACTGATTATGCTGCTGTTCCTCATAAGCGCGTTGCTGCTGAGTAACGTATGAAACTTGTTGTTCCCACGCTTGACGCTGCTCTACGGCGCGGCGGTATTCTTCTGCTTGTAGCTGAAAACCAAGAGGGTCACTGTCTTTGAGTTCCTCAGAAGGGTATTCAGGCACAACAGGAATAGCGCCCTGCTGGGCTTGGTTAATCAAATGCTGTAGCATCTGGCGTTCTTGGGCTACTTGCTGAGTAAACTGATCTAATTGCTTCTTAGTTTCAGCGTTCTCTGCCATGCCCTTTTGGATGTACTTTTGCCCTGAGTAACCGCGAGTAAGCTCATCTAGGTCTACCTGACGCTCCTCACCATCAACTTTGACAGTGAAATATGTCGGCTCCTCTTGAACTGCGGGTTCTTCAACCTCAACATCCTCATCATATGTCTCTGTGTCGTCATATGATACGTCATCATCCTGATCTTGTGCTTCAATCTCCACTGCTTCAGGCTGAGTGTCCCCAGTTACCGCAACAGCTTCCTCTGATGCATCATCAGAATTACTAGGCGTTTCTAAAATCAAGTTTTCGGTAACCGCCTCTAAATCGTTACCGTTGATTGGGTTAGTCGTTTCCACGGTGCTTTCCCTTCCGTTGTACTAGCGCCAAGGCATCTACATCAGCCTGTAGTTGACGCTCTATTGCTGTTAATGCCCTCAAAATGGCGTGAGCATCCTCACGTTTCTCCACCTCTTGGGCGCTGCTATCTGCGAAAGTCCTCATTTGGGTGTCCCGCAAATCCTTTATGGTTTCCATGAACCATTCATTCTCTAACAGTGATTTTGAGCGTTTAGCTCTTTGCTCAATATCCACCTTGCATTCCCATCATTTGCGCGTTGTGTTCGCGTACCGCGTCTTGCTCCGCTTTCACGCTTGCAACATCAACCGCTGTTCCGTACTTGCCAAGTATCTCAGCAACCTTAACCGCCAAGTCTTGAACCATCTCATCACGCGATAGATCGTCATCCATGCCCAGCTTGTGCATCTTGTACTGATAGTCCATCTGAGCCTTGGTCATGTCTACCTGCGCCCGTGTCTGCGCTTTCATCTGTTCAGCTTGCATAAATGCTGCATTCGGATCAGGCTGTTGTGCTGCCATGGCTTGCTGCTGCTGCGCTTGCTGCTGTTGCTGCATCATCATCTGCTGCTCAATTTCTGGCGTCATTGGCATGAAGTAGCGATCCGCATTCCGCAGGCCACCAAGCGCCAACAAATCAGCCAACGTGTTTCTTATCTGCGTCAGAGTAACCACCCCATTCATTGGGCCATACTGAGCGTATATCTGCTGTTGTATCTGGAATGCTTGCTGTAGAGCCGCTGCGCGTTCATTCTCGCGTCCGGTGCCTATACCTACGTTTACAATCAAATCCATGTCTGTATCCCACGCTCTGGGGTCTACAGGCACAAATGAACCGTTGAGGCGCATGATTTCTTCATTGTCGGTATTCTTAACCATCAAATCCAGCATAATGCGGAACATCTGGCGCATACCGCCCTCTGCAAAGTTACGCGCAATAACCTCTGCTTGGCCTGTCTGACCTTCCATAGATGCTGCAACCGCTGTTGCTGTAGAAGATGCCAGCACGTCAGGATCAAGACCTTGCGCCATCTTAGAAACGCCTGTCTTGTTATCTACCAACTGGTCAAAGTATTGCAGTGCTGGTAGTGTCTGCCCCGCTGTAAACGGTACTGCCATCTCCATGACGCTGTTAGGCGCTTTCACACGCACAATGCGTCCAATCTCGTTGTTTAACAAATCGTCAATAGCAACCTGACCGTCAACGATCTGCAATGCTGGGTTATTGGTTAATGCCACGTTATCAAGAACACCGCGCAACATCGCTGTAGCCGCGTCTTGATCGTCCATGACCAAATCAACCAGTGAAGACCCAAAGAAAGCATGTGGCTCTGGATCGCACTCAAAGATCGCATAGGGAGCTTGATCTGCTTCGTAGAAGTTCAACAGCTTGTAAGTAGAGCCTGCACACAAGAACTGATACAGGCGCGGAATACCCGTACCCTCAATGTCCAATTCCATGTAGGCATTTGTAACTGTGATTTTCTTAGAAGCGGCAGAGATGTTTTCATCTTCACCTTCATCCACAGCATAACCACGGCGCTCAAACTCAGCTTCATCATCTACAACGCTGTATTCTGTGCTATCCAATGAAGCCAAATCATCAATGCTAAATCCCATTGCAAGCAGATCAGATACGCGCATTTCTGTGCTATGACCGCACACATAGAAGTTATCAATCCCACGCGCGTTACGGTCTACAAAGAAATCTTCTGGGGGAACGCTCTCAATGCAGATGTCGCCGTGAGGAATAGACCGCGCAATCTTTACATCATGCTCTGGCACTTCAATCTCCATACCCATCTGATCTACTGAAAGAGCTACGCGCACTTCATGCTCAAGAACTTCTACGTCATCGTCTTCAATGATGACCGCAAATTCTTCGTCGCTTAGATTAGTGAAGGTATGGATTTCTGTTTCCATTTCCTCATTGTAATAAACGTATGCAATCCCAGCCTTCTTAACCATTGCATCTTGGAATACATCGTTTAGTACGCGGTATCCGTCATGCTGCTGAAACTTATAAGAAACGTAGCTTGTAGCTTGCTCTGCTGCTCCAACGTCCTCTGGGCCACGCGGTACAAACTCTACAGGCTTTTCGCTAGTAAGAAATATGCGCTGAATGCTTGGCTTTAGACCACGAACAACCTCACGGCACTTTGTTGCCACAACTCTGCTGCGACCTTCCTCGTAACCAATGTCTACTTCACCGTCAAAGTAGCGCTGGGCCTTGATACGTTGTGGTGCAATCTCGCTGTCTACAAAGTCCACCGCATCTTGGATTGCTTTGGAAACAATGCTTTCAATCTGTGTTTGATCTAGTGGTTCTAAACGCATTATGTTTCCTTTACTGTACCAATCCTGTCATCGTTTGGACGGATTGCTCTGGTTCACTACCAACATACTGCGCCCCCGCACGGCGCGATCCTAGTTTTGCAGTTTCATGTATCCGATCCAGCAATTTTACAAATGATTGAAAACCGCTTTCATCTTGCAAAACTTGGCGCACTCTGTTGACATCGCTAGATGTTAAAATATCCACCACTTGACGCTTTTCAAAATCAGATAAGTCTGGTTTTGTCTTGCTAAGAACTTTCATAGCTAAACCAGCAATCGCAGCGACATCCAAACCAAAATCAGCAATGCCAATATTCATACCTTGCTTATCTTGATATGCTTTCGTTATTTGCGTTGGACTTCCACCCAAAATCATATTTGCCGCCTCTTGCGCATCAACTGCATTTCCCATCTTACGCAAGATTTCATCTTTGTTTTGCTCTGGGAATATTATACTGAAAGCCAGAGATGCATCAGTTTGCTCATTTGTAATTTTCTTGCTCGTACCAGTTGGAGCATTGCGCAACTGACCGCGCAACTTGGTTAATACACCCAAGCGGAACGCGCGAATTTCATCTTCATTGTTTCGGGCAAGAACTTTCAACCATTCTACCTCTAACGCATCAGGATTGGGCGTAGCAGTCCATAGTTTCTGACCAGCTTCATAAGCCTCGGTGCGTCTACTCATGTCAGCATACGTTTGTCTTGCTTGGCGAGTTTCATCACTCATATTATCTATTCTTTGTCGCAACATTCCTTCAAGGTTAGATGCTTCTACACCCGTTGTACCTTTACCTTTTTTAAACCTTGCTTCAGAAAGATTACTCAGAGCGCGACGAATTAGTTCCGCTTCCTCAATGCTGATTGTGTTTGGCATTACAACATTGCCATCTTTATCAGCTTTAATTAACGGCAAACCGCGCATTTGTCTTGTTTCATTGACTTCCTTAAAAGTATTAGGTGCTAACTTGTACAATCCGCGAACAAAGTTGAAGGTTTGATCGTCTACTGGATTTTGCGCCCACTCACCATTATAAAGTTCATCTACTTTAATCTTTAGCGTGTTGATCTCATCTAACTGCTTTTGTAGCAAATTGGTTTGACCAGCTTGGCCTGCAATAGTAGGGCTAGATGGTTGCTCTACACCGCCTAAATACTTTTCTACATCTGAAATTAACTCTTGCTGTTTTTGTTGCGGCCTTAAACGCAAACGTCTTTCTGCCATTTCAGAAGCTGGCATTGACCCTGCACGATACGATCTGACCGCTTCCGCAATTGTCTTGTTGTCTGCTAGTATACGACCGTCTAATATTTGCTGCGTAACATCATCCACCGACATGTCATTATCTCGCGCAATCTGCTGTATTTCTTGCTCTACACGACCACCCACTTTAGAGCCAAACTTTCTGCGCAAAACGTCAGCAAAACCCACAAATAAAGGTTTAGAAAATTTTGACCCAACTTCTACCGCACCCGCAACACCTGTTCCTAAAATGCCACCTTGCAGACCAGATTTAACACGCTCACCGAAACCGCCCTCTCCTTCGGCAAATCCAGAAATCATACCTTGCGCACCGCCAGCAGTTAATGCGCCAATAAAGGTTTCTGGGTTTTTAAATCCCAATGCTTGGCTAACGCGCACCAACGCTGGAAACCTTGCGCCTATGGTTGCCAAGCTACCACCACCAGTAAATGGCGCAGCAAGAACAGCAGGCGCAAAAGCGCCACCGATTTCATATGCAGCCGCTTCTAAAGGTTGCGCTTCTTGGTATGCTTTCACTTTGCTACGAATTTCGTTTAAAGCTACATCATACGGTTTTTCGCTAAATAGTGACGTAAGGTACGCTTCAATTTCATCTGCGGTATTAAAAGACAGACCTTTTGCGGCTGTTCTCATTCTCTGAGATGGAACATCTGCGTTTGCAGCTTCAAAGTCTCTTGTAAAATCAGCCATTGTGGTTCTCTCTTTTAGCTAGGGAATGCGCCATTTTCTAAGAAATAAGATCGGTCTTCTTCCGTTTTGCTGTTCCAAATACTAATCCACTGAGCCATCGTCATCGGCTGCCCGTTAATTGTTGAACCCTCTGGAACTGGGGGAATGCCTAATGTTTGCTCTGATGGTTTTTGCGCTTGTACGTTTGCTACGTCAGTGAAGTCCAACTTGCGCAAGAATTTTGGATCAATGCCACGCGCTATCAATAGTTGCTCTGCTTCTGAATAACGACCCTGCGCTCGTTCCATATACTTTGTGTAATTGTTTGCAGCTAGATTAAAGATGTCGCGTCTAACTTCTTCTGGCAACGATCCATCACCTTTGAAGAAGTTTTCAGTCTGACGTAAGAAGCTATCAATCGCACCGCCAGATTTAGCAATCGCAGCTTGTTCGCCCTCACGAACCACAGATGCTGGGTCTAGGATTTTAGCAAAGGCAATAGTAAGAGCGTAGTCAGAAACACCGCTTGGATTGTCAAACGCATACTTCAAGGCTTCAAAACCTTGCTGTGCCTGCTGGAATACTTTTACATCAAAATCAGATGCCAAGTCTTTGTTGATGTCCCGAACATTCGTAAACGCATCTTTGCTCAATGAGCTACCAATAACACCCTCACGACGATCCTTCATATATTGCGCGTACACTTCCTGTGCAGGCATACCTTGATCTATCATGTTTGCATATGCTGCCCCATCGGGCATTCTGCGCAACATTTCCGCTGTCGCATTTTTTCGTTGTTGCAATAAACGCTGTGCGCCACGCGCTCTGATTTGTTCACCCATACGCGCTTCAGGAAGGATCAATGCATCTAATGCTTGTGCAAAGTTCTCCGCACCTGTCAGACCTGTTGTTTCGTTAGGCCGCATAAACTGTTGCAGCAATCCTTGTAAGCCCTGCTTTTTCTGTTGCTGGGGAAAGATAGTGCCAGCAGTCGGTACCCCCGATCCAAATGTTGATTGTACCATTGGTTTTTCTCCGTTCATTCCCGCAAATTTTAGCAGACTTTCCAATCTAGGGCCACGCCATTGCGCAATACCCAATGCGCCCTGACCGCCACCTTTTGGATTGTATGCCGCTGGGTCTATTGATCCAAAACTTTCAGCCATAAGGTTCCCAACAATACCCGATGCCTGTGGCGCGTTTAGACCCTTGTTCAGCAGGTAGTTATAAGCAATCGCCGCGTTCTGCGACAAACCTTGTGGGTTCAATGGGTCTTCCATGCCCTTAAAGACTTCCAAAGCGTACTGCTTGCGCGTATCTAACGCAGACCCTTTGGAGCGCTCAAACAGCTTTTCAAAAGCCTCTGCATAGTCTTGCGGTGTAACATAACTACCAGACTGAAACGCCTCTAAGGTTTTCTTTTCTGGCCCTTCTAGCTCAGACCACAAAAAGTCTAACTGCGTTTGAAAGGGTATCCGTGGAAAAGGGCTGTCCATAGTAAACCTTTATCTAGGCATCATCTGTGCGCCAAGTTGCATGTAATTAAATAAGCCAGGCTGGAAGCTGCTTGAAGAACCCATCATGTTAGGCGCTCCGTAAAGCCCACTCAAGAACGTCTGCAAGCCAGTAGGCGCACCTGTCATTTGACCAAAGCTGCCTTGACCTTGATTAATTAAGTTCTGCATCTGACCACGTTGTAGCGCACCTTGCGCACCCTGCATTCCTTGGATTGACTGACCGTAACCAAACGATTGCTGCCCTAAGTTCGCTAACTGTTGCGCTGCGTTCATTTGTGTACTTACATCGCCGCGCTGTTGACCTGCAAGCTGACCCGCTGCGCCTAATTGAGTTGCCATGTCTGCGCGTTGCATACCGCCTAACTGATTAGCAGCAGACATGCCCAAACTTTCTGCACCAGACATTGTGCCTGCCAATTGACCCGCAGCGCCCAAACGCTGACCTGCTGCCGCTAGATCGGCCCCAGATAGCGCCTGCGCACCCTGTAAATTCATACCAGCGCCCCGCAAGCCTGCCGCTTGATTTAGCTGCTGCGCAGTCATACCCTGCATCGCACCAAACTGTCTTGCCGCATTTGTTGCTGCTTGGTTTCGCGCTGCTGCCGCTGCCTGCTGTCCCACATCAAACTGTGACGCACCTAAAGCAGTGTTGAAGCCCTGTTGACGCATTCGTGAGGCTGTATCTGACATTTGCTGACCATAACCCTTCATGGCCTCTGCTTCTGCAATCCCATGACGAGAACCGCCAAACGCTTTTGCCGCTTCCGCTGACGCACCCAACTGGTTCAAGCCTTTTTGTTGTTGCGTTCCTATATCACGCAATGCGCTTTGAACAACTTGGCTTTCGTATGGGTTTTGATATTGAGCCATGCCACTTGCAGCAGCAGCAGGTGTTCCTACTTGTGCCGCACCGTAACTTGTACCTTGCACCTGAGAGGGTTGATATCCCATCGCAGCCCCAAAGCCTTGCTGCGCCATTGGATTAACTTGGTAGCCTGTACCTTGCGTCATTGCGCCAGTAGCTGCTGATGGTGGCCTATAACCCATACCTTGGGTCATGCGTGACATAACATTTGGGTCTGTTTGGTATTGTGTGCCAGCAGCAAATGTTCCCATAGACAATGGGTTTGTGCGATACTGTGTGGCTGCTTGCGTTGTGCCTAAAGCAGTATTTTGCGCTGCTGATGCCTGTTGAAATGGATTAGCTTGTTGAGATTGGCTTTGTTCAAATGCTGCCTGTTTCGCTGGGTCTGGCCCAGTAGCCATGCCGCCTTGACCTGTACCCTTTGTTGGATCAAGGCCCATTTGATTTTGCATACCGCCACTTAGCTGCTGTGTTGGTTGTCCTGCTGAAGCACCCATGATACTCTCCTATTTACCGCGACTGCCACCACCTTGAAGCTCTAGCTCCACAGGTTGGTTTGACAGCGCTCTAGAACCCGCTTCACCAGTGATAGGGTCTAATCCAAAACTTGCACGATAGTCAGCTTGAGCAGGTCTTTCTGCCTCAAACCGCTTCATCATCTCATCTACCATTGGCCTCGCAGAATATCCGCGAATACCGCCCATCGTTTGCTCTTGGGGCATGTATTGCTGACCACCAGTTGTCGGCATTCCAAACGCACCAGCCGCTAACTGATTGCCTTGAAAAACTGCTTCGTCAGCAGGAGAAAAAGACGCTACCTGTTGGCCATAAAGTGGCATTGGCGTATCTTGATATGTTGCAATATCGCGCCCTTGATTAATACCTTGCTGTATTCCTGTTTCCAGAAACTCAGGCGCAATTGTCTCTTGTGTCTGTGTGCCGCCTTTTGCCATTATTCGGCCTCCTTAACATAATGAGAATGAAGCAATTTCCACCCCATCGGCTCTAAAACTTTCTTCCATCCTACACGACCTGTCAAAGTACCACCAGTGCATCCATGATTTTTTGCCCACTCGTTCATGTCTTTGTTCATGTCCAATAGTTGATCTAATTCGCCACCCGCAAGAAAGATATTTAAAACCTTCTTTCTAGGGTATATCACAATTTCCGTCACCATGCACCCCCTTGGTGCTGCCCATAGCTGCATACGCCCTTCTGCTATGCTTTTAACAACATCATCAAAAATGTGCGTTCCGTTACAATATTCTAACGCATCCTCTATCCAAGGCTTACAACGC